ACTTTACACCAATTAAAAAAAGAACGAGCATAGGTAATTCATCTCGTTCAAAACCAAAAAATAAACATAAGAGATTAAATTGGAAAAAATACAACCGACAAGGCAACAGATAATAGAAGACGTTAGACTTTGGTCTAAAAATTATTTAGAAGTATCTAATGTACATTTAGGAGGATTACCTGCTTGTCCTTTTGCACGAAAAGCATGGACAGATAATAAGGTTTGGATTGCTGTTAAAACTAAACACAGCACTTATAAAAAAGAATTAAACGACTGTCTTAAAAATCTTGATTTTACTAAAAAAGAAATATTAATATTTTGCGATCCTTATTACAGTTATTCTCCTGATGAATTGCATTTAGCTACAGAAGATTACAATGAATGGTACAATAGAAAAGACATCTATTTTATGAGTTTTCACCCTTCTAATCCAGCTACCATAGAGGAACAGCAGTTTCTTGTTACTCCATCTGAGGAATTACTAGAAGAGGACACCTATCCTGAACATAAATATTCTATGATGCTAATACAAAAGTTCTCGCAATTACAGCAAGCTTCTGATAAATTGCATAAACAAGGTTATTATAGTCAATGGCCTAAAGGATATTATCGAGACGTCGTAGTATCTAGAGAAGAAAAATACAAAAAGATCAATGGAGGTCTATCATGATGGGTAAAAAGAAAACTGCTAAGATGATGGGTGGTGGCACTGTCAAAAAAACTGCTAAGATGAGAGGTGGAGGAAGAGTTAAAAAAATGGCTAAAGGTGGTAGCGCTATCAATCAACATAAAGCTATGGCAATGGGGATGATGGGTGGTGGCACTGTCAAAAAAACCGCTAAGATGAGAGGTGGAGGAAAAGTAGCTAAGATGAATATGGGTGGCCGTACAGGTGACATGATGTATTCAAGAGGTTACGGAGTTGATGAAAGAGGCAAGCGTATGCCTACTGAATTAATGACTGCACCTGGAATGAAAAAAGGTGGTAAAGTTAAAAAGAAAAAACAAGGTTACAAAGATCGTAAAGATGAATCTATTGCTATGAGAGTTAAAAAGAAAAGAACTAAAAAACAATTAAAAGCAAGTGCGAATGAATCTTATGGTAAATTTGGAAGTAAGGCTCGTAAAAAAGGCAAGATAAATAAATAATGCCAACTTATGCTAGCACTGCTAATTTTGATCTCTCTATTGATGAGATAGTCGAAGAAGCTTTTGAACGATGCGGTTTACAAGATCGTACTGGATACCAACTTAAAACCGCTCGTCGTTCTTTAAATCTTCTTTTAGCTGAATGGTCTAATAGAGGACTTAATCTTTGGACAATACAAAAACAAACAGCAGCTCTTGCAGCAAGCACTACTTCGCTAACGGGCACTGCTTTGTATGGTGCAACAGCAGATGATGCTTCTCAAATTGTTGAAATCACGGATATGGTTATTCGTGATTCAAGCAACAACGAATACTCTTGCTCTCCTATTAGTCGTTCAACATATTTAAACTATACTGTTAAAACTTCTGGTGGCAGACCCACTCAATATTATTTTGAAAAAACAATTAACCCTACTTTATTTTTATATCCTGCTGCTGATACCGCTTATACTGTTGTATATTATGCAATGTTACGAATGAAAGATTCAGGTGCTTATACCAATAACAATGAAATCCCTTTTTCTTTTTTGCCGTGTCTAACAGCCGGGCTTGCTTATTATATAGCTTTAAAATATGCCCCCGATAGAACACAAGTTTTAAAAATTCTTTATGAAGAAGAATTTAGAAGAGCAGCAGATACTAATAGAGGAAATGTCAGTTCACACTTTGTACCTAAAATAGGTATTACTGCAGGGACTTACTAATGGCTCGTTATTCATCAGGTAGATTTGCTTTACGAATTTCTGATCGTGATGGTTTTGCATATCCTTACAATGAAATGGTACAAGAGTGGACAGGCGCTTGGGTACATAGATCAGAGTACGAACCTAAATCACCTTTATTAAATCCAACTAATCATCCAACCGATGCACAATCTTTACAACATGCTAAACCACAAGTGGTTAGCGTTACTATACCTCTTGGAGGTATTTACATAAATGATGAATTAACTTCAACATCAATGGTAGATGGGGGATCTAATGGAGTTTCTCCTGCAATAGGCGCCAATGGTTTTCAAACTGTTATGCAAACAATACAACAATTTAATCCTATTCCTGCTCCCGGAGCTTTAGAAACAGTACAGGTAAGAACTATGCAGCCATTAAGTGGAAGTTCACAAGCTAATCAAGACACTATAATAAACACACAATTAGGTACAGCAACGGTGGTAATATCATGACAACTTTTGCAGAATTACAAACACAAATAAGAAGTTATACAGAAACATCTTCTGATGTTTTAACAGATACCGTAGTTAATGATTTAATTTTACAAGCTGAACTTCGTATATTTAGAGAAGTAGATTTAGATTGTTTTAGATCTTACCAATTTACAACTTTAAGTATAGGAAACGAATTTATTGTATTGCCAGGAGACACTCCTAGCACAATGTCTTTTGTTCGCACTGCATCTATATATGCAACTACTGGAACAACTGCTAACATAAGAGACTATTTAGTTCAAAAAGATATTAGTTATATGACAGAATATTGGCCAAATAGAACACAAGTAGCAAAACCAAGATATTATGCTATGTGGGATCAAAACACATTATATGTTGCGCCAACTCCCGATGTCGCTTATAATATAGAATTAGCTTTGAATCGTAATGAAACAGGGCTTTCCGCAACTAACACAACAAGTTGGGTTAGTGTAAATGCGCCACAAGTATTATTATATGGATGTTTAGTAGAAGCATTTAAATATCTTAAAGGACCATATGATTTGCTTGCACAATACGAAAAAAGTTATCAAGAGGCTACACAGCGCTTGCAAGTAGAACAACAAGGAAGAAGACGAAGAGACGAATACCAAGATGGTGTTATTCGTTTACCTTTGCCTTCACAAAACCCATAGGAGAAAAAAATGGCAATATCACAAGCAGTTTGCAACACATTTAAAAGAGATCTGTTAAAAGGATTTCATGATTTTGCAAGTGGTGGTAGTACTTTTAAAATTGCATTGTTTACATCAAGTGCAAGTTTAGGAGCATCTACAGAAGATTATTCAACAAGTAATGAAATTACAAATACGTCTGGCTCTGCTTATACAGCAGGAGGTCTTGCTTTAACTGGTCAATCGGTTACAGGTGGTACATCAGCATCAACAGCATATGTAGATTTTTCAAATGACCCTCAGTGGACATCTGCAAGTTTTACAGCTAATGGAGCAATGATTTACAACACAACTACTGATGGCGGTTCGGGAACAACGGATGCAGTTTGTATTTTAGCTTTTGGTTCTGACTTTACAGCGACCAATGGTACATTTACTGTTCAATTTCCAGCACCAGGCACAAGTACAGCTATACTGAGATTATCGTAAGGATTTAACATGGCATTGATTATCAATGATCGTGTTAAGGAAACCACGACAACAACAGGAACTGGAACCATAAACCTTGCGGGAGCAAGTGGCGGATTTCAAACTTTCGTTGCGGGGATTGGTACGACCAATACAACGTATTATGCTATTGTAGCTCAATCTGGCACAGAGTATGAAATTGGTATTGGCACAGTAACTGATGCAACACCTGATACGTTATCTAGAACAACGATTCTTGAAAGTACAAACAGTGATAGTGCTGTAGATTTCTCAGCAGGTACGAAAGATGTATTTTGTACATATCCAGCAAAACGTGCACCTTCTCCTAGCATGGATGCAACGGCATATGTAACAACACATAATTCTACTTTAAGTGATGATCAAACAATAGACTCAGGAGTTTTAGCAGGACCTGTAACAATTACAGGAACACAAACAATAACAGGTAACTTGGTAATAATATAATGGCTTCAGAAGTAAAAGTTAATAAAATTTCTCCAGCGTCGGGAACCTCTTTCACAATGGGGGATTCAGGTGATACCTTTACGGTCCCGTCTGGCGTAACATTACAAAACAATGGAACAGCTAATGGTTTTGGTTCTATTGATTGGCAAACATCAGATATAAAAACTTCTACTTTCACTGCTGCAGCAGGCAAAGGATATTTTGTTAATACTACTGGAGGAGCTATTACAGTTAATTTACCTGCTGGTTCAGCAGGAGCACAAATAGGTTTATTAGACTACGCAGGTACATGGGACACAAACAATTGTACTGTGGCAGCAAACGGTTCAGAAAAAATTCAAGGTTCTGCTAATGACGATGCAATTTTTTCTAGAGACAGAGAAGCATTGCAAATAGTTTATGTCGATTCCACACAAGGTTGGGTAATTACAAGTGTTGCTGATCAAGGTGGTACACAAGCTACTTTTATCACTGCAACAGGTGGAACGATTACAACAGATGGGGATTTTAAAGTTCATACGTTTACAAGTTCAGGGACATTTACCGTTTCCTCTGTAGGTAATGCGGGAGGTTCAAACAGTGTTGACTATTTAGTAATAGCTGGTGGCGCTGGTGGAGGAAACTCTAATGGCGGTGGCGGCGGAGCTGGAGGAATGCGATTTTCTTATCCAAATCCTGGTTCAGGTGGAACTCCTGTTTCAGCTACTGGTTATCCTATTACAGTAGGAGCTGGTGGCGCAGGTCAACCTGGTCCTTCTACACCTGGAAGAGGAACAGATGGTTCAAATTCTTCAGGTCTTTCTATTACATCATCAGGTGGCGGAGGAGGTGGAGGTGGACTTCACAGTCATCCTCAAAATCCTGGCGGTACTGGTGGTTCAGGTGGTGGCGGTGCTACAAATGCAGGTACGGGTGGAACAGGAAATAATCCTCCTGTAAGTCCCGCTCAAGGTAATAATGGTGGCGTTGGTTCTCCTACTAGCCCTCACACAGGTGGAGGTGGAGGAGGTCATGGCTCCGTAGGTGGTGCATATAATGGAGGTACTGCTGGTCTTGGTGGTTCAGGAACAGCTCTTACTATTACAGGGTCATCTGTAACAACTGCTGGTGGCGGAGGTGGCGGAGTTTCTGCTGGTTCAAATCCAAATCCTGGTCCTGGTGGCGGAGGTGGCGGAGGTCAATCTCCTGGAGATCCTGGAGCTGCAGGAACGGCTAATACAGGTGGCGGAGGTGGCGGTGGCGTCGGTTCTCCTCCTGGTGGTCTTGGTGGTAATGGCGGTTCAGGAAAAGTAGTAGTTAGATATAAATTCCAATAATGATATGGCAAATGTACGAATTCGTGACCAAGGAAAACTTACACTAAAAGATTCAGATAATTCTAACGAAGTATCTTTACAAAGTCCTTCTACTGTTGCAGCAGATCAAGACTTTATTGTTCCTAATGCTGATGGTTCAGCAAATAATATTATTACAACAAATGCTTCAGGCACATTATCTTTTACCGATATAAATACTTTAGTTACATCGGATATTGATTGGCAGACAGGTTCTATTAAAACAGGTGATTTTACAGCAGTTGCAGGAAAAGGATATTTTGTTAATACAACATCAGGTGCAATTACTGCTACCTTACCAGCAAGTCCAAGTGCAGGAAACTTTGTAGCTTTAAAAGATTATGCAGGTACTTTTGGAACAAACAAACTAACAATAGGTAGAAATAGTTCAAACATACAAGGATCGGCAAACGATTCAGAGATAACAACTAATCGTGCTTCTGTTGTTTTACAATACATAGATGCAACAAAAGGTTGGTTATACACTATAGAAAATAATGTTGGTGATTTAGAAGGACCAACTTACATAGCAGCTTCAGGTGGTACTGAAACAACAAGTGGTGATTATAAAATACATACGTTTACAAGCACAGGAACATTTACTGTTTCTTCTGTAGGTAACTCTAAAGGTGGAGGCGCTGGTGTTTCTTACATGGTTGTAGCTGGAGGCGGCGGAGGCGCTGGTGATGGTTCTGGTGGCGGTGGTGCAGGTGGTTATAGAGAAGGTAAAAACTCTGGTGATCCCTATACAGCTTCACCATTAAATGCACCTTCAGGTTTAACAGTAACTGCACAAGGTTATCCTATAACAGTAGGGGCAGGTGGACCAGCTCCTTATTCTTGTCAAGGGGCTAGTGGAGCTAATTCAGTTTTTTCAACAATAACGTCAGCAGGTGGTGGAGGTGCAGGTCATCCTCCTGGTCCATCTCCTGGAGATAAAAATGGGGCTGCTGGTGGTTCTGGTGGAGGCGCAGGCCCTTCTGGATACCCATCTGGTGGCGGCGCAGGTAACACACCTCCTGTGTCTCCTCCCCAAGGAAATGCTGGAGTAGGTGGTTCTCCTTATCCTTCTTGTCGAGGAGTCGCTGGTGGTGGAGGTGGCGCTGGAGGCACTGCTCCCACTCCTTCTAATACATTAGATGGATCTGCTGGAATTGGTGGTGTAGGAACAACAACTAACATTAATGGATCTCCTGTTGGTAGAGCAGGCGGAGGTGGTGGTTCGTTAGGTGCATCATTTGAACCTGTACCTGGCAGACCAAATAATGGTAATGGTGGAGGACCTTTTGGTGGAGGTATTGGTGGAACAAATTCTGTTCCTGCTCCAGCAGGTGGTTCAGGTCCTATTGCAGGAACTAATGCTACAGCTAACACTGGTGGCGGTGGTGGAGCTGGAGCTGGAAACCAAGGTGGTAAATCTGGTGGTTCAGGTATTGTTATTATTCGCTACAAGTATCAAAATTAATATGGTAAAAAACATTTATGTCTGAAATAAAAATTAATAGTCAAGGCGAAGTAAAGTTATTTGATTCAGATAACTCAAATTATATAGGTTTAAAAGCACCAGCAACAGTTGGAAGTAATGAAACATTTATACTACCTGATGCAGATGGTAGTGCTAACAATGCACTTAAAACAGATGGTTCAGGTAACTTAGGTTTTGTTGATGTTACAACATTAGTAACACAAGGTATTGATTGGCAATCAACTCTTAAAACAGGAGACTTTACAGCAGTATCTGGTGAAGGATATTTTATAAATACAACAAG